GTGTTAGAGGCACTTGTGTTTCATCCATTTTGGTGCCTTGGAGCGCAGCGGAAAGGAATGGTCATATCCATGAGCAAAATCACGATCCACGGCATTGAGCTTGAAATGAATATGCTCCGGGCCACGGACAATGAGCGCATCAGTAAAGCGATTGCCTCTGCAGGGCAGGCAGCAGACAAAGCTATGAGCTTCACCAACGAAGCCGCCGGCCTGCGTGAGATCTGCCGAATTGTCAGGCGGTGCTTCGACACTGCTTTCGGACCTGGTGTGGGGAAACAGGTTCTCGGTGACGATGACGTCGGCGTCGCGCTGGAGGCCTACGAATCCTTGGTGAATGAAGCTTCCCGACAGCGGGCTGAATTTGAAGCCAAGGCCGAGGTGCTCCGCGCAAAATATTCACCCGAGCGCTCTCTCCGCGAGTGAGTCTGCTCATTGACCCTGCGCCGCACAGCGTCGTGCTGAACGGTCAGGCATGGGATATCCGTACTGATTTTCGCATTGCATTACAGTTTGAATCGCTCATGCTTGACCGCAGCCTTGCGGCCCGGGAAAAAGTCATTCTGGCAATCAATCTGTTTTTCCCCAAGCTCCCTCCTTCTCCACTTGAAGCTCTCGATTCCATACGCTGGTTTTACGCTTGCGGAAAAGGCGACGAAGGCCAGTCGGGCAGCGTCACAAAGGCTGCAAAACGCATTTACGATTATGATTATGACGATGCCTATATCTTTGCGGCCTTCCTATCTGATTACGGTATCGACCTCGAAGCCGTGCCGCATTTGCATTGGTGGAAATTCAAGGCGCTTTTTGACGCTTTGAAACCTGATAACACCATCTGCAAGATCATGGAATGGCGTGGCGCTGATACAAAGAAGATGAAAGGTGAGCAAAAAATCTTTTATCAGCGCATGCAGCGTCTTTACGCGCTCCCATGCCCGCGCGAAGAACGGGAAGTTCTTGATGAAATCGCTCAGGCTCTCATTGATGGACGCAATTTGCCGGGGACACTGGAAAGCTTTTCCTAAATATGGTATCCGGTGTCTAGGAGGCGATTGTGTGAAAAAGATTCTATCAGTATTCCTCGCTTTAATGATATCCGCATTTTTGTTGGCAAGCTGTGGCGCATCTCCATCTTCTAACAGCGTATCAGGAACTCGATTTAACGGCGATTATGAAATTGCATCCCACGAGAAGCTTAATTCTCCCGCAGATCAAAACGGCCTCGGCGGCAGTAAAATTGTTGCCGCTGGGATCCTTCAAGAACTGATTCAAGTTGATACCTCTACTGTGGGGATTTTGAAGTCTGAAGATGGAGAATGGCTCATTTTTCTTTCAGATGAAATCTATGAAACTTATGCTGTCAGTCAGGTTTCTGATTGGGAGCTTGAAGGCAAAGAAGTCTCTGTATTTGGTATCTATGAAGGCTATTCCGATGCCTACCAAATGCCTGTTATAAATATCATGTGCAACCCAGATAGAGAATTTAATGGCGGCAAAATTTTAGATGAAAACAGCGGTAAAGAGTATGATTGGTCTGACATATTTTACACTCCTTTTCTGGCAGCTACAATTATAGAAGAGAATGCAAGCCATTCAAATTCTAACACCGAAACAACTGTCGAGGATTCTTCGGCCGCCAATGCCACTTTTTCTGGCATGCCTGGAATCGTAGGTTCTCAGGTCTATGACCTCATTTTAAGCCTTGAGAATGAGGGAATCCCTAAAGCGGAGACGGTCAACATCGACGGGGGCTTTCAATATACTTCTTCTACTACGCAATATGCGTATTCTATCACCGCTAACTCAGACCATGAGATTGCTTCGGCACAATTTTTTGTTTTCGAAGGTGGCGACAAGGCTTATCTTAGTTTTTGTGCGACATTACCGTATGAAGAAGCCTCTCCCGATGACGCCAGCCAATGGGTACAGGAAAACATCGGAACAGATAATTCCACAATGTTTGGTGACGCCATTTTTTCGCTATCAAGCGGAACGCAAGGACCGATACTCACAATAAAAAGCGTGCGTTTTGATGATTACATATTAAG